GGGAGGTTCACCGCCATACAGATCAACGTGAGCGAGATCAAGGGGTGCGTCCTCGACATGCGGACCTTTCTCAGCAAGGGGCTTGAGTACTCCGAGGAGATCGCCCGGAACACCTCCTATTGCAAGCGGCTGGACAGGATCGACCGGACGCTGTTGGAAATATTGACAAACGGATTAAAAGTGAGATAGCATGAGGGAAGGCAAGCTGTATATAAACAACCTGGACGCTTACGCGACATACGGCGTGTTCCTGGCCAATGACCGGGGCGGGACGTATGACAATCTCTCCGCGTTGATGACACCCCCGCCCGTCAAAAAATACACCACCGTCGATTACCGGGAACGGGATGGCGAGGAGGTGGACGTGACGCTCCCGAGGTACGAGGCACGCGATGTCTCCCTCCGGTTCGCCATGGTGGCGGAGAGCGAGCTGGATTTCCGGACGAGGTACAAGGCGTTTGTCGATGTCCTGAGATCCGGTACGCTCAACGTGCGTGTCACCGAGACGGGAAAGACATACAGGCTCTATTACCAGAGCTGTCCGGGCATGGTGATGAGGACACGGCTCCGGACGACCGGCAGGCTGGCGGCCATGTGGACCGTCAAGTTCAGGGAGCCTAAACCCGAGTTTTAACGGTACTAAAACGTTGTTTAAATGGAATTGAGGATATACGATCAAACAGGGGGCTTACGGGCCGTCATCTCTCCGGATGACAGTTCCACGCAACAGAAGGCCGTGATGGGGGACAATACGCTGGGCGTATCCTTCACCACCGGCGAGGCCATACCCTTCGACGTGAACGATTACGTGGACTTCGAGGGTGAGCGCTATACGCTCATGTCCGTCCCCTGTCCCCGTCAGGCCAGCACGGTCGAGTATGAATATACCCTCCGGTTCCATGGTGTCGAGAACGAGTTGTCGAAGGCGCTCTGCTTCCTCATGACGGATGGCGGGATGGACTCGGACTTCGCCCTGACGGACGGTCCGGCGACGCATTTGCAACTGGTAGTGGATAACATCAACCGGATCAAGGGAAGCACGGCCTGGAGGATCGGGAGCGTGATCGCCGCCGACTACAAGGTCATCACCTATGACGGGATCGATTGCCTCACTGCCTTGAACCGGATCGCCGAGACTTTCGAGACCGAGTGGTGGATCGTCGGGACAACCATCTATCTGGGCAAATGCGAGCACGGGGAGTTGTTGGAACTGGGCTACGCCGCCGACGGGACAGCCGTAGGAGGCCTGTTGAACATGAGCAAGCGGGAGGAGGAGAACGATAGCTTTTTCACCCGGCTTTACGCCAAGGGAAGCACCCGCAACATCGATCGCTCAAGGTACGGTTCCGATTATCTCCACCTGCCCTCGCCCTTGAGATACCTGGAGAAGAACACGGGGTACGGGATCGTCGAGCGGGAGGTGATATTCGATACGGTCTACCCCCGGCGGGTCGGTACGCTCTCCGGCGTACGTTCCATCGAGCGGGAATCCGAAGGCAAGACGATCCGGGTCTATTACGTGACGGACAGGGATATCCCCTTCGATCCGAACGACCACGAGATCGCCGGGCTGACCAAGCACGTAAAGTTCGAGACGGGTGAGCTGTCCGGGTATGATCTCGAGGCCAATTACGACTCGTCCACGGGGGAGTTCGAGCTGATCAACCAGTATCCGGACGAGAACACGCAGATACCGGACGGTGTCATGGTCCCGAAAGCCGGCGACACGTACATCCTCTATAACATCCGCATGCCGGACGAGTATTACGCCTTGGCAGAGAACGAGCTGGGGGAGACCGCCGAGGCCTATCTGGACAGGCATAGCGTGGACAGCTCGGTCTATAGCGGTGACAGCGACCCGATCATAATGAGGGAACGGGAGGTCACCGTCACGCTTGGGCAACGTGTCCGGTTATATAACCCCGTGTTCTTCTCCTCCGGATACCGGGATAGCCGTATCATCGGCTTTACCCGCAACCTGAACGATCCTTACGACGTGAAAGTCGATATATCCGAGTATGTCAGTATCGGCCGCATGGAGTCCCTGGAGAGGAAGGTGGACTCCTTCCTCCCGATGATCAGCCAGGCCGGGGGATCGATCAACATCATCAAGAGCGGTGACGATACGGCCCCGACGGACAATAACGTGTTCTCCGCCCTAAAGGCGATATCCACATTCTTGCGCAAGGACCAACCGGACCAAACTAATTACCTGCTCAAGCTGCTAGGCGGCTTGATATCGGATAACATCGAGTCGCGGGATTTCGCCGCCGGTCCTTTCGGCACGGGTTTCGTCTTGAAACGGAACGCCAAGACCGGAAAGTCCTACATGGAGATCGACGAGTTGTACGTGCGGTTGAAAGCGTATTTCGACACGCTGGAGATAAAGCACCTCTCGCACGTGGGTGGGCGTGTCGTCCTATCCCCGGCGGCGATGGAATGTATCCGGGTCGAGGAGGTCTCAGCCGAGTACGAGACCGTATATGACAGTACCGGGACACAGGTATTCGATTCCTCCGGCGAGGAGATATTGGCCCCGGTAGGAGGTGGTGAGATGGCCTATCGTTGTTACTTCAAACAAACGGACGGGGAGCGGGAGATCGTCAACGAGTTCGCCGTTGACGACCTGGCGCAATGCCGTGAGTTCAACGTGAAACCCGGTATCTCCCATAACGTGAGCAACCAATATTATTGGCGCCGGGTATTGGCCGTAGGCGACGATTACATAGACCTCTCCATGTCCGATTGCGATCCGGGCAGCATGGAGCCGAAGGCCGGGGATACGATCGTCACCATAGGCAACAAGACGGACAAGAGCCGCCAGCACGTGGTGTTCCTCTCCTCGTATGACGAGGACGCTCCTTGCATCAAGCTGTATTCCGGGATAAACTCCTATTCCATGCTGAACAAGGAGGTGACGGTGATCTCGCCGAACGCCGACAAGAACGTGTTTACCGGCAAGATGGTCATCAAGCCGGGTTCCACCGGTTTCGAGAACCTGACAGACGCCCCGGATATGGGCGAGGTAAACGAGGCGATACAGGACGCTAAGAACACCGCCTCCAACGCTCAGGAAGCGGTCAACGGGGTTCAAGGATCCGTGACGAGCCTCAAGGGTTACGTGGACGGGGCTTTCTCCGACGGCATCATCTCGGAGGCGGAGGCGAGGGGCATAGAGAAATACCTTAATATCGTGGGTAACGAGAAGATCTCGGCCGAGTCCACGTTCAACAAGCTATACGCGAACCCCTATCTGGAAGGTTCAGCCAAGGTATCCCTGTCGAACGCCAAGGCCGGCCTCCTCTCCTCGATATCGGCGTTGGCCGGCTCGATCAACAGCGCCATCGCCGACGGTAAGACGACGGTGGCGGAGAAGGCGGACGTCGACAAGAAATTCGCCGCCTTCAACACCGCGACATCCACGTTCAAGACGGCGGTAGAGACGGCGAACGAGTCCATCCAGTCCAAGCTGAAGGGTTATTCCGACGAGGCACAGAAGGCTGCTGACGAGGCGAACAACACCGCCTCCTCCGCCATGGAAGGCGTGAACGAGGCCAAGGGCGCCGTCTCTGACCTGAACAAGTACGTGGACGGGGCCTTCTCCGACGGCATCATCTCGGAGGCGGAGGCGAAATCCATCGAGAGATATATCAACACGGTAAACCAGACGAAAAAAGAGGCGGATAGCACGTATACGGCTCTATACATTAACGGTTTCCTGTCCGGTACCGCCAAGTCGAACCTGTATACCGCCAAGAATGGCCTCAACACGGCGACCTCCGACCTGATCGCCTCCATCAACGCCGCCATAGCGGACGGTAAGACGACCACGGCTGAGAAGGACAACGTGGACAGCAAGTTCACGGCATTCAACAACGCGTATGCCTCGCTCGCCACGGCCATAGAGAACGCCAACAAGGCGATCCAACGGAAGATCAAGGAGGAGGCGGTGAACGAATCCAAGAATAGCGCCAACTCCCAGATCGGCACGGTCTCCACCGCCATGAAAGAGGAGATCGCCAAGCAATTGGGCTATGGAAGCTACTCTGATTTCGAGGCGGCGGCCAAGCGCGGGGAGTCGATCACGGAGGGTGGATCGATCAACTCCAAGTTGATCAACGCCGAGCTCATGATCACGTCCGCATTGATCGCCAGCGCCATAAGGACGAACGAGTTGAACGTGAATAACAAATTTATTGTCTATACAGACGGATCTGTAAGCGTGGAGGGGCAGATTGATTCTTTAGGGAACGATTCAAAGGCGGAGCTTTCCAACGGCTATTTTCGTATCCTAAGGACAAACACGTCCATCCTTCCGGGATATGTGGATGAGGCGTTTCGAATAGCGATCGATAATTCATCCGGAGTTCCTGAGATATCGATGGTTGACAATTCCAACAGGACCGTATCCATCACTCCTAGGGGAATCACGTTCCACCAGATCGGGTTCACGAAAACCTTGACGATAGATCCGTCCGTGTTGGGGGGAGGAACTATCAAGAAAACATCGGATGGAATGCTTTATCTGTCAGAGGATGGGGGTACCAAGTCCCGGGTGGAGATCAAGGTTTCCGGGGAAGGTACGACGAGCCCGTTGCCTGGCATTCATTATTGCGATAAAGGATCTATCGTGTCTCTTTACGCTTATCCGGCATCCGGGTATGAGTTTGAGAAGTGGAGCGACAATGGATCGCAAAACCATGATGTCACGGCCAGAGACGATGAGCGTACGTATACCGTTTACTTCAAAAAGAAATCTTCCGCTAACACATATAGACTTACTTTAGATGAGAGTCCGTCCAATGGTGGTACAACATCGGGAGAGGGTACATATAGCGCCGGCACCAACGTACGTATCAGCGCTACGCCTAACAATGGATGGCGTTTTGTCAGATGGAATGACGGAGGGGCTCAAAGCCATACGGTCACGATGAATGGCAACAAGACCTTGACAGCGTACTTCGAGAGATACGCCGTCACCGGCGACGAGATATTCCAAGGGACGGCCTTGACAAGTTCGACCTATTGGAAAGGTGTCGGATCTGACGTGGTCTATAGTGTAGCCGGTGGGATGGCCATATTTAGTATGTCCGGTAAAATTGACGGTAGCTCCTATATCATTTTCAACAAGGGTTACATGGGGAGCAAGCTGGAACAAGGTCACAGATACAGGATAACCCTTACCATCAAGGCCTCCATGAACGATGTCAGTCTGATTGCGCTCATGGGAAACGCATTGGATATCCCAAGTTCTGTATCAGAGGATGCCTTATTTTACGGCGGTTACGATGGTACACTGACAACGTCCTATAAGACCATATCGGCAGAGTTTACAGTGAAGAGAGATAGTACGATCGAGGATGGGTTCCTGTTCATAGTGTCTATGGACTGTACGGTCGGTATAAGTAGCATATCATTAAAGGAGATTTAATATGAGAGGATTGATTATGGCGTTATGCGTGATCCTGTCGGGATGTAACCCGTACATCCCGGAGCCTCGTACACGGGAGGGACATCCGGTACGAGATCGGGACAGCGTCCGGATCGATGTGGATACCACGACCAGGGCGTATGGTTATGAGTTCGTGATCGGGAAAGCGGGAGGGCACCATGGGATACGGGAATGATGGCGTGTCTGTGGTCGGCACCGTGATGAAATTTGTCCTGTCTCTGGATCTTCCCGGGAGTCTAACGATGGATGACGTGGGGTTCGAGGCCGTATTTTACATCTATGGCAACAAGACGGTGGTGATACCCAAGTCCGGGATGATCCGGCAGGACAGCGGTGCGTACCTCCTTGTCCTCGACACGTCCCGCCTAGGGAGCGACGGGCGGATCAAGTGTCAGATAAGCGTGGATGTCCCGGACGCCAACTGCGAGGACGGGGTAAGGAAGGAGGTAGTACGGATCGATACGGACGAGATCGTGAGGAATGGCGTGCGTTAGGGGACATATCGTGAGATTGGAGACGGCCCGGGCGGAGCTTCGAAGGATTGAGGCCATGAGCGCCGGACTCAAGAGGATCGGGCGGATTGGAGTGGGGCTATCCAAGGTCTGCAGCGTGGATGATGGCGTATGGCTATTGGTCTCCCCCGCGGATCCGGTATGGGTGACCGAGGATACGCCGGCATATCTCACGGTACACTCGAATACGGGTTGGAACATTGAATAACTAAAAAAACAAGAAGGCATGGCAAAAGCGGCATGGGCGGTGGTCACCCCGCCCCAAGGATCGGGTGACAAGGAGGTAAGCGTAAGATCAGGCTCGGAGCATACCGGGCGTAACGCCCGTACGACGGTCCTGACGTTCAAGGCGGCGAATTGCGCGGACGTGGCACGGACGGTGAACCAGGCGGGCAAGCCCGAGTACGTGGATATAGCGGACACGGCATCGTCGGAGAAGACAGGCAAGGTGGTTACCATATCGGGGGTCAGCAACTCGAGGAAATTGACCTTCTCCCTCGGTACGGGAGACCTTGACATAGCGCTACCGGGTAATTATACGGCGAATAGCGTACAGACCGCTAACGGGGAAGCGATAGCGGGCGATCCCGGAGGACTGGCGGTATACAATTTCTCGATCGCCGTCACGGTTCCCGCCAACACGGAGATCGATCCTCTCACGAGACAGGTCATCGTCACGGACGAGGGCGGGCACCAAGACGTGTGCCTATTGACACTGGCCGCCGGTGACGCTTACCTGCGGGTGACAGAGGGGGACATCCAGCTTGATTACCTGGGAACCCCGGTAACGGTGAACGTGGAGTCTAACACGGACTGGACCGTGGAGTGATGGAAAACATCCCTTGGATAACGGGTAAGGGCAATATCGTCGTGGACCTTGCGGGAAGCGGCGATGGCCCGGCCTCATTCTCCTCTACGGAGAATGATGACGTTGACAGGTCACAAGAGGTGACGATCAAAACGACCCGGGGCGGTAACGTGGAGGTCGTACGCACCGTACGTCAGGCGGGCATGAGGGAATACCTGTATGACTCGCTTGGCGAGATAATGAAAGATTCGGATGATGTGGAACTAAAAGTATTGAAAGAAAATGGGCAATTTAATTTATACGACAACGAAGACCAACGATCTTCTGAGGAAGGTTAACGATATGCCGGATAGCGTGGCGGATGGCAAGACGCCGGTGTTGGAGACCGGCACGACTACGACGTTATTACCCACGGAGTCCGCCACGTCTGAGGTGGTGCGGAATGGTGAGGACTCGAGCGGGAATCCCAAATACAAGATAAACCTCGGTATCCCCAAAGGCAAGGACGGTACCGGAGGATCGGGAGGGGGCGTGACCGACTCCGTGGACTGGAGCGACGTGCAGAATAAGCCGGGTTGGGTAAATTCCACGACCAAGCCCACCTATACGGCGAACGAGGTCGGGGCTATGCCGTCCGACACGACGATCCCGTCCAAGACGAGCCAGCTGACCAATGACAGCAAGTTTATCAAGGAAACCGGCTTGAGGACGGTCAACGGGCAATCCCTAGTCGGTAGCGGCGACATAACCATATCCGGAGGATCGGGAGGGGGAAGCGGTAACGTGAACGTCACTAATGCCGATTCCATGGTAAAGGGACGATTGTACGCTTTCAATCCCTCGGCGAACGGTAGCGCAGAGGGCGTGTTCTCCACCATACCCGAGGCCAGCTCCAGCGAGGCGGGATTAATGGGTAGCGATCAATTCGATAAGCTGGGAAAACTTAAGGAAACCTATTTTTTCCCGGCATCCGTATTGAGCTTGACATCGACATCCTCCAGCGACGATATCCTGACTGCTTTCGGATTTGATCCGGTCACCGGCAAGGGGGATCTGGTGGGGATCACAGGCATATTGGCGAATGCCATGTCCCATGATTACGTGGTAGATATACCCGAAATGTTCATCGGCAACCACAAATGTGGCGTATACGCCAGCCGCGAGTCAACTACATACACGCTGGAACTCTCGTATATAGACCAAGGAGGAGTACTCAAGACAGTCAAGGTAACGGGCAAGGGAGGTTCGGATGGCGTGATCACCTATTCTGTAGATTTCTCCGAGAGCGGAGGCGACGAGGTGTACCTTCCTGTCACGCTCTTTGACCTAACCACCTCCTCTACCCATGAGGAGGTAGCGGGCATACTTGATTCCGTGGGAGGAATAGAGCATATAATAAGACTGGCGCAAAAAGTAACGACTAAATTCTATATCGTCAATAGTGCCAGTACTGTTAACAACATGCGCTCCAGTCTCTCCTTGGGTGGATATATTGTAGCTAACATCATTTATTATATAGATATAACTTATATTGATGCATCTCTCATCTCACATTCCATAAAGATTTCAGGAACTAAAAGTAATTATACCGTAAAGACAAGAAAGGATATCAATCTTAATTATACCATAGGTTATGAGTCTGTAAAATCGGAGGTTTATGCCTTGACATCCAGCTCGACATCCGATGAGATAAAGTCAGCGTTCTATAGCGTGGTTACATTTAAAAGAGTGATTGAGGCCGTTAAAAACGGTGCCATATTAAGGACAAGTATTCCTGCTTCCATAGGGACGGACTATACAAATCCTGTTTATCTCAATACGTTTGCCGCTTATGTCACTAATGACGGTGATGCGACTCTGGGGTATACCATAGCTGGAGTCGGAATAAACAGTTATATGGGGATGCAGTTCGTGGTGATAAACTATGAGGCTTTCAGTGATTCTTTCTCGATAAACGTGGTACCGTTTACGATTGGAGGTTAAGCCTCATAAATAGAAGAAGTCCCAAAGCGCTTTTAGTTAATTGAAAATAAATGGATTGAAATGAAAGGATTGAATAAGATTTCAAGGAAGGATTTATTGATACTTGTTGTTCTTACAAGAAAATATGGCTAGTAGTTGATTTTATCGGAACAACCTTAACACCTTATCGAGGGCGGGTAAAAAGAAAAGCCCCCGGCTGTTAGTAAAGACGCCAATCACATACTAACAAAAAATGCGAGCTACCGCACGACCGGGGGCTAAATGCCTTCTGTCGCGATAGCTCGTTTTTTTTATTATGTGATTGGCAAGACAAATGTACATTAATTTTCGAGGACATGAAAAATAAATACTATCAAATATTGGAAAAGATTCTTGCGGAAG